CGTTAATATTAGCCATTTAAGGCTAGGCGATTCTTATAATCGCTGTAGAAGCTGCTGCTGCTGGGAATACAATAGTGAAGTCACCTGCTGTTGAAGTTTTATCGCCGCCAAAGTCAATACAAGCAACGGATTTATTGCTATCGCTAGAGTTGTAAATCATGCAACCTCTAGCAGTAACTGTAGCGGTTCCAAATGTTAAATCTGCAAAATCAGTAAAACCTGTTGTTCCTGATGAGGTTGGATCTACTCTTGTTAAAGTTGCCCCGCCAGAAGTGTAGTTGGTTCCAGTTGCTTGTCCAGTAGTAACAAATGCTGTTGTTGCAGCACCAATTGTTGCCGAGCTAGTATAAAGAGCTAGTTTAAAAGTGTCCCCACCAGAGTTTTTAAAGTTGTGGACAGCTTCTAATAATTCTTTTTTAAAGCTGGTTGTTAATGTTGATGTAATTGCCATTTCAAATACCTTTGATTATTTTTGCTAAGTCTTCAGCATCTCCTTGAGTTAATTCTTGAATCAAAGATGCTTTATAAGATTTTATAGCATTTTGAATATATATCAAACAAACTTTATAAATTAAATCTTTGTAAGCTCTAGCTTGGTCTTTTATATGTTGTTCATTTTCATCAGAACAGCCAACTATTTTTTCAGTTAATTGTTTAGCCCAAAACTCAGGGGGATGGCCTCCAAAATTTGTTGTTGCTATTTCTACTACTCCAAGCTCTGGCAATCCACCAGGCGTTAACTTATCTACCATTTTTTAGGCTCCCTTAAATGTTCGTCATTTCTGCCAATTAAAGTTGGCTCAAGTTGATGTTCGTTTACAATTATTTCGCTAGATTTTTTTGCAATTAACTTATTTTTTTCTTGAACTACAATCATTGGGTCATCTAAACGATGATAACCATATAATTTTTCATTATCAGAAACGTTGGTATCTAATAATCCACTAGATCCTGCAATACCAATTTGTATACCTGAACTGCTTGCTTTGGCTAACCAATACTCTACACACGCTCTTCCAGACTCTGCAAAGTGTAAATTTCCTTTGTAGCTAAAATCTACGCCATACATATTTATTTGGCCTACATTATTCCAAACAGCAAAAGCTACTGCATAAGCAACCGTATTGTTTAGATAGTGGCAATTTAAAGAAGCCAAAACTTCATTAATTGGATATTCTACTAAGTTATCGCAACGCTCATCTAACTCGCAAGTGTAGATAGGTTTATTGCCATTTTCTAAAACATCGAGCATTCCACTTGTTTGATTTCCTGCGTTCTCAGTATCATAAAAACGACTAGCGGGGTCCATCATAAAAACTCTATCGTGAAATATAACAGATGCTACTGAGTTAATAGCCCAAACTTCATCAAAGTGAGTGCCATGTGATTTTGCTAGATTATAATCAAACCAACTATTTCCAAGACCAACTATAGCAACAGTCTTGCTTTCAAGCTCTTTAATTGGCTCCATACCTTCTCCATTTTAAATTTAACTAATTTGACTTCTTAAAGAATCATATCTGTATTCGTCTTTTCTTCCTCTTGCTTCTGCTAGATTTTTTAACCTAGCCACTTCTTGATTAAATCTAGTTTCGTATAAAGTAATTAACTCTGGCTCGCCCTTCATAAATGTATAGGCCTCAATTAAACTGCCGTAAAGCAAAGCATTTTTTGCATTTTGAGACATCCAAGTGCCTGTTGTTGAAGAGGTTAAACTTGATGGTTTATATAAATAATGTAGCTCAACCGAATAATCAACATCTGGAACTGGAGAAACAATTAAAGTAGATCCATTGCTAGAGGCTGTAGAAAGCTCTTTGTCAAAATCTGCATAATATAAAGGCCTTCCTCTTTCTGAGCTTGTTGAAGCATCATTAGAATATTCACGCATGAAACTAGAATGTTTTTTATCTAAATAATGATAATCATTACTGCTATCAATAATAGCTAAAGAAAAACTCATTTTAAAATCAGACGGAGCTGTTAAATAAGTATTTCCAGTTGTTAAATTACCTGTTACATTTTTTCTAAAAAAATCAAATTGAATTAACTCAAATAATCTTTCTTCAGCAATTTCAATCATATCGTTTAACGTAGCAACAAAAGTTGTTTCGTCATTTTCAACATAATTTTGTATAAGGGTTTTTAGCTCAGTTAAAGTCATACTGTTATTGTAACTGCTCCAACACTTGCTGTCATTTCAGTTACTGTAAAATTTGATCCAACATTTGCTGGATTCATAAAATTATTATCCACCACTACTACAAATCCTTCGCCTAATTCTTTATCGTTGTTTGGCCTTGGATCATATAAAGCTTGAGGATCTGAAGGTGCAGTATGCGGGTTTAATTGAGGGTGTTTAGATTCAAAACATTCTGGACAAGTTTTAAAACCATTCCACTCTTTTTTAAGGTCTAGTAATTTATATTGAAAACCACACCTATCGCAAAGAGCGATTGCAAATTTAGCGCTTGCGTAAGCCATTCTAACCTCTTAAATAAGGACGAATCCTAAAAGATGCTCTGTCTTCATCTTGAGACATGGCTCGTTGAAACTCTTCTTCATATGATTGTTTTAATAAAGCAGATCTATCTGGGGCTCTTTTCATAGAAATGTAATAAGCCAATCCAGCAGCAAAGCAGGGATAAAATCTAAATGGCATATCCATTGTATTCGTTGCTTTATCCGCATCATCCATTCTTACAATTTTATTAAAAACCAATACGTCTGTAGAGTTTTCTGGGGCTGGCCATACTTTTATAGCTGGGGTTGATAATTTATCAAAAAAGAATTGAGAGGGTCTTGCTTTGGTTGTTTTGTTTGGAATATTAATATATTGACTTCTGCTTAAACGATTCATAGAAATATCTGTTTCGGTTGAGTTAACAGTACGCCTAACAACCATATCTAATATATCAATTACATTAGAATTTAAAGAATAGCTGCTTGTTCCTTCTGTAACGGTTTGCGTTGCTTGTTCTATTGTCCATTGGTTTAAACCGCGATTAGCCCACTCAGCTAACATTAAATTGATTGATCTTCTAGCTGTTTTTAGGTCATAACCAGTTCTAAGCTCTAGGCCGCATCTTTCAAATGCCTCCTCTACAAACTCAGCTACGTTTGGTTCAAAATCTGTACTGCTCGACGTTGCCATTATTCATCCTCTGCATATAGGTTGTCAAAAATTTTATTTACATCTAGGGTATAGTCTAAATCAGATTTAGAATAGTGTATATGGGCAGATGGTCTAAAGTCTGGAGCGCCGTTACCTGTTTCAAACCAAGCTGGATGCGTTACCCTAACTCTATTGTTAGGCAAAGCAACAATATTACCTGTCCATTTGCCTGCATCTAACAATTCTAATACATGACTTTGTTTATGTTGAGCGGGATCATCTGCTATTTCATTTTCAGCATAATCAACTGTAAACATATACTTAGCTGGAAAAAATTTACCATCTATTTTTGCCATCCAAGGACAAGGTGTGGCTCTGTCAATTACATAAACTGCATGTGTATGCGAAGAACAATCCCAGGGTTGAGCATCATGGACAGCCATTGGTTCTGGCCATTCTTCAAAAGGCGTGTCTCCTACCAAAGCTGTTATGGGCATTCTTGCCCACATAGCCCCGCCATGAATCGTGTCTTCTGGTTCGCCTTCTGCTTCTATGCCTGTAAAAATCATTTGAAAACTTAAACACCTGCAAGGCATAGTCGTAACACCAACCGCCATAGCGTGCAAAAATTCACCATGATATTTGCCGTGGTTATGGGTGTACTCTCTCCTTACCCAGCATTTAAAATGGGGTATATTGCTATACAAATAAGGCACTATTTACTTGCCTTTCCGCCCTTTTTGTACCCCTTTGATTTCATTTGGCCGCCGTTACGCATACCTTTGGTTTTTTTCTTTTCTGCAACTCCGCCATATTGCATTTTTACGCCTTTTTTCGCAGGTTTTTTAGACTTTCCACCATTTGCATACATTTTGCTAGTTTTTCTAAACATTATTACTCCTAATATTCTTTAGTTTTTTTTCTTCGATTGTTCATTACTTTACCACATCCTCTTGCAATATAAATCTTTACAGCTCCGCCGTTGGATTTTTTAACTCTGCCGTCTTTCCAACTAATTCTTTTAGAACTTGTTTTCTTTTTTGCCGCTGATGTGCATTGAGCCATAGTTGGTCTACATGCAGGATAGCTTTTTCTTTTTTCACCCTTTTTACGTCCGCAAGGTTTTCCTGTTTTGCAGTCAACCCAGCCTTTGCCTTTATTTTGACCAAACCATTTTTTTAACCCGTTAGACATTATC